ATTGCCATCGGGGCGATGAAGTTTGCCAGCCTGGTGCTTAGCATCGGGTCGGTAGGCACGGCCTTTACGTCGCTCGCGGCCGGGCCGATCGGCTTGGTGCTCTTGGGTCTAGCGGCGATCGGGATCGGGCTCAAGACTGCCCTAGACGATATGGATGATTTGGACGCCAGGCGGAAGGGCAACAAAGTCGCACGGGAGCGGATGAAGGCAGAGGGGGATCGCGTCCAGCGAGAGGCGCTTGCGAAAGCGGGATTCCTGAAGCCGGGGACTACGAAGATCACGGGCAAGAGAGACAAGAAGCTGTGGACAGGGGCGGACGTTTCGCAGCTCTTCTCCGGCCTTAGCTACGGTGCAGCAATCAAGAAAGGTGCAGCGGGCGCTCCGGAGTCGGAGCTGCGCGAGATAGAGCGCCTGCGCTCACTCCCTCGACTACATGCGCAGCCTACCACAGGACACATCGCGTCCCGCGCGGAGCTAGAGATCATGTTCTCCAACGTCCCCGCAGGTGTGGAAATCGGAACGCCAAAGGCCAGTGGCCCCAACGCGCCCGCGGTACGGACGAAGCGCACGGGTCGCCGCTTCGCCCCGGCGGGGGGCTGATAGATGGCACTCCCCACAGACATCCGCCCGGCGAGCTTCCGCGGTGTGGCATTCGAGGCCCGGGAGATGGGCTTTTCAACGGGCCGTCGAGCCATCGTCAATGAGTACCCGCAGGGGGAGACAGGCGCGTGCGTCGAGGACAACGGAAGGGCAACGCGCCGTTGGCGCCTGCAAGCCTTCCTTGTCGGGGACGGGCCCGAGGTGCGCGCCCGCAAGCAAGATCTGATCGCAGCTTGCGAGACGCACGGCCCCGGCACTCTGATCCATCCCACGGACGGCTCCCTTTGGGTGCAGATAGAGGCGCCCACGGATGTCATGGAGAGCAGCGACGGCGTTAACTACGTTGAATTTTCACTGCTATTCGTAGAGAGCCGCACCTTTATCCTGCCCCGATCCGTTCCGCCGCGCACCCTCACCATCGGAGACCAGCTGCGCGCGGCAGTGCGAGCCTTTTACGCTGCGCGCCTCTTGGTCCGCGGTGTCACGCGCAAGGTAGACAGGCTGCTCACAGGCACCGTAGAGGATCGACTACTGGCTGTGATCGGCCTCGCGGGGATCCTTAAAGGCGATGACGTGTCGACGTTCATCTATGCGGTCCAAGTCATGGCGGACACCTACGAAACCGGTGTTGACGACGGCGCGGAGCTCGCGTCTACGTGGCAAGCGGCGGTTGATCTGCTTGGCGGGACGGACGATCTGCGAAAGGTGACGGACACCCTGGGGGTGCTCTTTGCAGCATCGACCGCGGCCTATGTTGCAGGCGCAGACACAGAGGCGGACGGAGACGTCCTGACGAACAACTACCAGACGGATCTCATGTTCTATGCCGGAGCCCTTGCGCGGGCATCGGAGACGGCGGCGAACGACAGCTACGCAGCCTATGAGGATGCCCAGACTGTGAGCACGGATCTGGCCGATCGGCTGGCCGATCTGGAAGGGCATTACGGGGATGACCCGGACGCCTATGCGGCGCTCGTGGACCTGCGCAGCGCTCTGACGGCTTCTATTCTCGACACGGCCATTGACCTGCCCCGGCTGCGCACGCTGTCCGTAGCGCAGCCCACGCTTGCGCTGGCCCTGGCCCATGCACTGTACGGAGATGCAACGCGGGCGGGGGAGATCATTGAGCGCAACGGAATCGACGACCCCAACGCGGTGACCGGGGATATCCTCGTCTTGACGGAGTAGCGCATGGCACGCGACCCCAAAGACAAGCTCATCCTGACCACGGGCGGATACCAGTACGTGGGGTGGCTCGCGGTCAACGTGACGCGCTCTCTCGAGGAGGCTGTGTCCACGTTCGAGCTCTCCCTCACGGAGGATACGAGCGCCACGGGCGATAGGATACGCCCCCGACTGGGCACGAAATGCACCATTGACATCGGGGAGACCCGGGTACTTACGGGCTACATCGACTCTGTGGACATCGCCCACGATGGGGGTAGCCATACCGTCGAGGTAACCGGGCGCAGCCGAACGCAAGATCTCGTGGATTGCTCCATCGTCACGGAGCCATTCCAGTACCGCGATCGGTCGCTGCTAGATATCGCCACGGTGCTCGCGGCACCCTACAAGGTCCCCGTGCTCGACGAGAGAGAGCCCGCCGATCCTGTGGTGTTGATCAAGCGCTTCGTGTGCGAGACGGGTGAGACACCTTTTGAGGCGACCGAGCGGCTTGCTCGCCACCAACAAGCACTAGTGACGGACAATGAGTACGGGGAGCTGGTGCTGACTACGGTGGGGCAGCTCGACTTGCCGCCCCTGACGCACCCCGGCAACATCCTCCGGGCAAGGTTGCGGGCCGATATCTCAGGGCGCTACAGCGAATACGTCGTCAAGGCCCAGACCGTCGAGGATGACGAAAATTACGGGGAGGTCGTATCCGGGATCGATGCCCTGATCGCAGACGACGAGGTGCCTCGCTATCGGGCACTCGTCATCAAAGGCGAGCGGGCCATGAGCGCAGCGGATGCCAAGCGCCGCGCCACCTGGGAAGCGGTCACCCGTGCGGGCAAGTCGGCACAGGTCGAAATAGCTGTGCGGGGCTGGCGGGCCGCTGACGGCCTGCTCTGGCAGACTAATGGGATCTCCCGCGTCAAAGACGCGGTGATCGGGGTAGACGCGGATCTGCTCGTCGTACAGGTCTCGTACTCCTACGATGAGGTGGGCGAGCGCACAGAAATGCTCCTGGCCCCGCCCGGCGGATACACCCCCATCCCCCCCAACGATCAGCGGACGAAGGGCAGAAAAAAGCGCATCACAGCGGACATCGACCTTTGGGATCTCGTGCCGGAGTACCTGCGCCCCTCGAATGACGGCACCTGGCCAGAGCTTGCGGGGGGCGCCTGATGGATTTACTGGCACGGGCCGCGGTGACCCTGGTAGACGCTGCGAAGAAACTGCAGACTCTCCAGGTCACACGCTACATCGGGGAGGTCCTGGACGGGATCAAGCACTACGAGCCCTACGGCCTCACAGCGCACCCGCACGCGGGGTCGAGCGCTCTTGTGATGCCCGTGGGCGGGTCCTCTGATGCGACCGTGTGTCTCGTCGTAGCGGACAGCCGATACCGTCCTACGGACTTGGCAGAGGGCGACGCCTGCTTGTACAATGCAGCGGGGCGGCGGGTGTGGCTTACGGCCACGCTCGTGAAGTTGGTAGGCAATGTGGAAGCGTCGGCCAATGTGGAGGCGATCGGCACCGTCAAGGCGAGCGGGTACAAGACGGGCGTCTCTACGGGCGTTTCCTCTGTCGTTATCGTGGCCGATGACGGCAAAGTTTTGACATTCATCAATGGGCTTCTCGTAAATGTTGGGGTGCCGGCCCCTTGAGGTAGCAGATGGCGCACATCGCGACAATCGAAAGCGGATACGCCGGGGCGCCCACGGTTCCGCCGACATATGCCAGCTTTACGGCGTTCATCGCGGCCGGTCTGGGCGGCGGGGAAGTCTACGTCACGGACGCGGCCCCATTCGCGGCGGATAACGGAATTTCGTTTGCGGTCCCCGGTCAAGTATTCATGCCCGACGCGGCCAACGCGGGCCAAGTCACTATCAACCACGCAGCCCATGCAGGATCGTCCGGGTTTACGATTACCGGATCGGGAACCCGCTTTGAGGGCGGCGCCTCTCGTGGCTTCCTCTTCACAAACGGGCCAGCAGGGTTCCCTTCTATTCTTCTGGATTCGGGCGGAACGTCGCAAGTCAACGACTGCGACTTCGAGGACTCCCGCGGCGGGTGTGTCTGGCACAACACGGGCACTAGCACGGCAGAGCGAAACAAGGCGTCGAGCGCCGTGTCCAATACGTGGGCCTTCCGCCCGGCCGGGGCGTCTGGGACATTCATCTGCCGCGCCAACGAGATCAACGGGTGCTACGACGGCGTGCGCGTCTCGTCCAATGTCGTCGCCAACAAGAACACCATCAAAGGGGCAACGCACTACGGCGGCGAAGTGCTGACGTCGGGCGTGCATCGAAATGCCCTGTTCTACGGGTGCGCGACGGACATCTTGGTCACGTTCGGATCAATGAGCAACTGCGTATCGTCCGGGTGCACCACGACCAACAACCCCGGCACCGGCACGAACCACAACTACACGATCGGGCAAGTCGCGCTCGTTGATCCTGCGGCCGGGGATCTACATCTTCTGTCGACGTCGCTTCTCATCGACGCAGGGACGGCGACGGGAGCGCCCTCGCTGGACCTCGACAGAAACGAGGTTCCGTCTGGCGCCGCGCCGGACATCGGCGCCTATGAGCGGGTGGCTGTTCCGCCGAACGTGATAGGGGCCGCTTGGCAGTCAGAGACGTCCATCCTCGTGACGTTCGATCAGGCGATGGACTCCGGGCACAGCCTGACCACACCCGGCTCGTGGACGGTAACGGCGCCCTTCGGCGGGGACGCGGTCACGGTGTCTGCCGTCGTTATCGTCAGCACGGCGACCGTGTTGCTCACCGTCTCCGCGATGGGCCCGGACACAGTGTACCGTGCGACGGCCCCAGCCACGGTCGAAAACACGTCCGGCGACGTGGTAGCTGTACGCATCGCAGACTTCCTCACGCCGGTCTACGCAGAGCAGGAGTCTGCGGATGCGTGGGCGCTCACGGCCGCGGGCAACGTCGTCGATATCGGGGACGGGTATCTGGAGCTCGTGCCTTGGTCCGCCGATGAGCCGTACGTCAGCCTCCGGGACGCGGTCTGGATCTCCCTTTTCTCTGATGCACGGGTTGACCCCGTGGCGGACGGGGCCGCCGTGCTACCCGATAGCGCAGGGGAAATCCCCTACCGCGGGGGCTGGTGGGCAGACGATACTTTCGGTTCTAAGCTCTGGCTCCTGCGTCGGCGCAGTGCGAGCCAGGAGACGATCAACCTTGCGAGGGATTATGCCCGTGAGGCCCTAGCGTGGCTCGTGACGGATGGTGTAGCGGCTCGAGTGGACGCGACAACCGAGCGATTCGGGCAGGACGGGATCTCGATGGAGGTCCTGATCAGCAAGGCGGACGGGACAACGGAGGCGCTGCGCTTCCCGGATCTCTGGGCTGAGTGGGAGTAGCGAATGGGCTTTACCATACCGACGCTTGCCGTTCTTGTCGAGCGCATCGAGGGGGATCTAAATTCCCGGATGGGCAACAGCAACGCGCTCATTCGGCGGAGTCTCCCGTGGGTGCTGTCTCGTGTGCTCGCGGGCGTGGCCTGGGGGCTGTACGGGTATCAGTCCTGGATTGCCGATCAGACTATCCCTGACACAGCAGAGGCGGCGCAGCTCGTGCGCTGGGCTCGTATCTGGGGGCTCTTCCGGACGGCCGCAACAAAGGCCACGGGGACTGTGGTGGTCACGGCCGTTGCGGGCGCCAAGGTCTACGACGGTGAGATTCTGCAGCGCGCCGATCGGGAAGAGTATGTCGTAACCAACGGGCCGGAAGTGGGTGGTCACTACGAGTGGGCCATCTCAGAAAACAAGGACGTGACGGTCGAGGCGGTAGACGCGGGCGCCGATGGGAATTATGACTACGACGCAGACGCATCCCTGGCATTCGTCTCCCCGACCGCGGGGGTCGTGTCAGAGGTAAGCATCGGGCCAGAGGGCGCCGGTGTGGATATTGACGGCGGGGCCGACGAGGAGTCGGACGACTCTCTCCTAGCCCGTCTCCTGGCCCGCTTGCAGAACCCCCCGCAGGGGGGCAGCGCCGCGGATTACGAGGGCTGGGCACAGGCTGCCCTTTCCACCGTCGATCGCGTCTGGGTATTCGGCCCCGATGACGGCCTCGGG